TTGACCTGCGTCTACTAGGCTTCTCATAGCTGCTGTTGCAGTCATTGTTAAGTTACCTAAGAAGTGCATCAAGCCAAACCCATAGAATCCAAAACCAGGAACAAACCTGTAATGAACAAAATGGGAAACTTTTTCTTGTTTCTTATCATCTTTTTTATAATTTCTTCTTATACTTAAAACTGTTCTTGATTCTTGTTCTACAGTTACAATATAAGGAAGAGCATAATCTTCTTCTATTTCTAAGTAACAATGTTGTTCTAATAATGTATATTGTGGGTCACTATCTTCGGTAGGACTTAAT